ATACTTAAGAAGAAGGAGGACTTCCCTCATTGTTAACTGTTACAGTTTTGTTTAAACCCTTATATTGTTCAGGTTTATACATTTCAGAATGCAGAGTATAGATAATGTTGTGATACGGGCCAAAGTCAGCCGTATAGGTAGTGATACCTTTATCGCAGGACTTTAATAAGCGTTCTAATGATTTAAAGAGATCAATGATCTCTTTACTATTATTGGCATTCCCGGAAATAATGGTGTTTATATTTTTTACACTCACTAATATATCCTGGGTTACGATATATGCCTCATAAATGGACTTGATAAGTTCAGGAGATGCATGCCCTTCCTCATCCAGATAAGTAGTAACCGTTGTAATTCTGTCAGTGATAGAAATATCGACATTGTTATTACGATCAACCAAAGGTAAGACGTAGTCTAAAAAATACTTGTAAGTTTTAATATCTTTTAGAGTCATCCCCTCATCTTTATAATAGTACCAATAGTCCTTGGGTAAATAAGGTTCCAGATCTGCTTTTATTAAATAACTGCCAGATGCGGTATCATTATTTGGTCTCAAAGATTTCTCAGTTTCCTCGTAGATGTTTTCAGCAGCAATGCTGAGCATGTTAACCAAAATTGATAAAAATTGATTTTTAGTTAACGGCCGTACATCTGGGGGTATAGTAGAAATACTATCACCACTCAGGCGTTGATAAAGGTCTATAAGTCTATAGATTTTGATACGCTCCACTGGAGGTAATTTGATAGAATCTATCAACTCGTCCATTGAGAACTTACGGGCACATCTCTCATTAATATGAGATAAGAACACAGGTAGTAAGAAAGGTTGTTTTATGACTTTGTATATAAGGCCTGGAGATAGTGGCGAAATGTCATTTCCATCCCAAGAATTCCTAGATACAAATTCCATAAAGTGTCCATTAGGCGCCATAAACTTAGATTTCTCTTTGTTAATAGGTACCCCGATGGTAGGATAGAAGGATAGTAATTTATTATCCGGATCCTCAACCACTAGGTCATCCCCTACTTTTAAGTAAGGTTTGACTTCGCCGTAGTGCTGCGACAAGACATGTTCTATGACCAGATGGTCACAGACCGAAGCAATCATAAAGGAACCTTTGGTTCCCATACCTTGGCCTTTTCCATATTTTATGGTTAGACCGGTATGACCAATATTCCAATCGCATTCGGTAGCTAAGGCTTTCCAGCTATTAGCAAATGCAGCACCATATCTATATTTTAGGTATATGTATTGCAGATGGACCGGAAAATTATCGGTCCAAGATGAGGCGTCAAGAGATACCCATCCCGA